GGGAAGAGTAAGGCTGATAAGGCCAAACTCTGCCCATACAAGCTCCGGTTCTTTGGAAACTCCCCCTATACCCTAAAAAGGTTAGGCTCAGGACTTTCAACCGTGCCCATAACTAAATGAAAGAAACCACCCAAATAATACAGAAATGTAATATTTCTATCAAATTTCTTATACTAAGTGAGCTTCCTAAGGACTTGGTACCTTTAGCCCTTTCGTTCAACACCGAGTATTTAAACTTTGTGATGAAGTTACTTCAGACTAGAGGGACCCGGGGAGGCCTGGAGTACTTGAAAGAGCTACGTCTGGCTTTCACTAGGTGACTCAGTGGTAAACCGCTGAGTCCCAAGGACCTTAGCTTCAACATTGGCATGACCAAAGAAGGCCTTCCTAAGAGGTTAGGTCCTTGAATACCAGAGCTCCGAAGGGGTATCAATCCCTCGGTTCTCAGGGTAATCATGACCTGACTATCAGTTGGAAGATCCTTTGAGTTACCAGCTTTGAACTTGCCGACGGATTCAATTACACTTCCTTCCAACCCCATGTTTGAAGAACTTGGGGATTTCCGGGAGTGAGTCAAGAACTTTGCCGAAAAGCTTGGTTCTGATAACTCCTTGAAGTCTTTCACTTCTTACACCGCAATGTACGGAAGAGGACCAAACGGTCCTGCTCTGAAGTCCAGTGTTTGAGAAGCTCGTCAACTAGATTCAAATATAGTTGATGAGATTTCCGTGATTTCCCCTGGTGTAGCCCGTAGGATTAGGTTCCTACAAGCCGCACCCCAAAATGTCCTGGATGAATGAAAAGAGCGGTTTTCCTTAGTTGAAAGTAAAACCTTCAATTATGGAAGAATCGCTCGCATCCCTGACAAAGAGGGTAAAACAAGGGTCATCACAGTCCTTAATTATTGGACCCAGAATGCTTTAAGGCCGGTGCACGATGCCTGCGAAGGCATCCTACGCCGTTTGCCTTGGGACTGTACCTTTTCCCAGGGCAACTTTAAAGACATTCTTGCACTGCGGACGAATAGCAAATACCACTCCATAGACCTTAAAGACGCTACCGACCGGTTCCCTAGATTCCTCCAGGGGGCCGTCGTTAGCGCGATCTGAGGCGACGATGTAGGGGTCGCGTGAGAGAAACTAATCACTAGACCGCTACTCGATCCACTGACTGGGCAACAGTTGAGTTATGCTGTTGGCCAACCAATGGGTGCCTACAGTTCCTGGCCCGTGTTCGCGCTCACGCATGGTCTGCTAGTGTGTTACCTGGCAGACCGTTGTGGTGCGAAACGGAACAGTTTTAAGGTACTAGGGGATGATATAGTTATTCGGGACGATAGGTTGGCTGCCCTTTACCAGGAAACCCTCAAATCCCTTTGTGTTCCCGTCTCCGAGTCTAAGACGATGTCTAGTGATAGCACATTCGAATTTGCAAAGAGATGGTTCCACAATGGAGTTGAGGTGTCACCTTTCCCTTTGCATGCAATCCATGAGCATCTAACCTTTCCACTCGGATTGGTAGAGACTTTTAGGACTGCAGCAGAGAAAGGGTGAGTATTTCCTCGAACTGGTGCAGGACCCGGATCTGTAAGCAGGTTCCTAGAATTACACAAGATCAACCAAGCTTTCGCAAGGAAGATCGTGCATAACTACGAACTTTGCGTATCATTTCCTAGAGCGCAAGATACGGAATCTGAGAGGGAGGAGAAGTCTGTACGGTTTCTTCGCCTCCTCGGAGAGTACGTTTCATGTGTTGGTTGACGTTCACACATCAACCATGAGATTCCTACAAGAATAAGGATTGCTCTCTATGATATGTTTGAAGACGATATGCGTGGTGTCTTGAAGACTTTCAACAATCCAGACGACTTTGACGTCGACATGGACCGTTTCGAGTCAACATACACTACGTATAACGGCAATCAAGGCCTGGGAACAGACCATCCCACAACTCAGCCCTTAGAGTTAACCCCCGAAGACGTTGTACCACAACTTTGGCTCCTCACGGAGTCCAGAGTTAAGATGAGGCAAGTCATTGGGGCAGAAGGAGAGGCGACCGGTGTTTACACCGGTCAAATGGAAGGACTCTGGGAACGGCTTGAGAGTTATCTCAAGGTTGTTCCAGTAGTCCGACTTCTCTCCTCTGAATCTCTAAGGAAAGAAAGAAGCCAAGTTCGGATCCTAAAGGCTAAGTCGCGCCTCATAAAGTATGTCTCGCGTAAGCTTGAATAATTTATGGGAGTGAAGGACCTAGAAATTAGGAAGCTCACTTATCTCCTCCAGGGCAAAGACAGAGACCTCACGGTCTCTGCGGGCGCCCTGGTTGTACGGGTCCGCGTGAGCGGGCCCACAAG